GAGTGTGCAATGGTTGTTAACCCAACGCTTTTTGCAGATATCTTAAATCCATCTGCTGGTATTGCTCAATACTTTATTCGTAATGATGCAGTAGGCGAAGGAAACAGAGGACTTAGGTCTGGCATGGTGGGTTCACTTTACGGAATTGACGTTTACATGAGTAATACGGTGTCAAGTTCTGGAACAGATGGAACAGTCGCTGGTGCAGTCTTCCACAAGAGTGCGGCAGTTTTTGCTTCACAGCAAGAAGTGAGAGTGCAGAGTGAATATTCGATAGACGCATTAGGAACCAAGCTGGTTTCAGATTTGCTATACGGATGTAAAATTATAGACGATTCCGATAATATTAAAGGCGTAGCATTAGCTAACATTTAATAGTCTATTTATTAATGGGGGCGAGTTTCTTGCCCCCATTAGATTGGAGAAAACATGGAATATTGGAAACACCCATCACAAGGCAAAATTCAGTCTTTCGATGGTGAATTTGAGAAGCATCCTGAGAAAAAAGAAGAGCTTGAAAGCCAAGGATGGTTCAGGGTTAAGGGCAGGGACGATTGGTCTGCTTTTAAAGCTAAGAAAAGTTATAAAAAGAAAAAGAAGTAGCCTGCCGAGATACGGTCTCGTTCACGGTAGTCATAAACCTTAGAGAGGAAGAAAATTATGGCAAGCGATTTGCACAAGTATTCTGTTCAGGAATCCCTGAACTTAATGATGAACACGGGGGAAGATGCCCTCAAAGTTGACATTGATAACGTAACCCTTAAAACAGAGGGTTCCGATATAAACATTGAGGTTCATACTGATAAAGCTGAAGATTCAATGTTAATGTTTTCACATACGGTGAAAACTGGTACAGGAGGTACGAGTTATGTTCCTCTTGTAGATTCTGATGGTCATTTACAGGTAGATATAATCGCTGGTACTACTTCGACCACAGAGTATTCAGAGGATGCGGCAACGCCTTCTACTATTTCTGGTATAGGCGTAATGATGGAAAGAGATGATGCTCTTTCTTCATTAACTCCAGCGGAAGGTGATTGGGTCGCATTTCGTTCAAGTGCTGAGGGAGCTTTATGGACACAAGAATTTAATTCAGATGCTATATTAGCTGATACGGCTAATATGGATACAAACCTTGGAACAGTTGTAGGTCATGTTGATGGAATAGAGGGTCTTCTTACAACAATAGATGCAGATACAGGGGCTATTAAAACAGCGGTTGAGATTATAGATAACGCTATCAGTGGCAGTGAAATGCAAGTCGACGTTGTTACGATGCCATCGGTGACTGTCGATTCAGAGTTTCCAGCCGCCGCAACAGCCGCAGATAACTTTTCAAATCCATCAACTACAAATGTTATGTCGATGGGTATGGTTTATGATGGTTCTGCTTGGGACAGGATGTTGGGAGACTCTACGAATGGTGCTCTTGTTAATCTTGGTTCTAATAATGATGTTACGGTATCTGGAACTGTAACTGCTAATCTCTCTGCAACAGATAACGCAGTGCTAGATACGATAGATGCAGTATTAGATACAATAGATGAAGATACAAATGCAATTAAAGGTCATGTAGACGGTATTGAAGCTTTGCTTGGCACTATTGACGCTGATACAAGCACTCTCGCCGCCGCTGTTTCAACTGAAATGCAAGTTGACGTGGTTGCTTCTCTCCCTGCTGGTACAAATAATATTGGAGATGTAGATATTGCAAGCTCTTTACCCGCTGGTAGTGCGGCAATTGGAAAATTAGCGGCTAACTCAGGCGTAGATATTGGTGACGTGGATGTTACTTCAACTGTTCAGCCTGCTGGTTTTGGTTCTATCGGTCATGGCAATAATGCTGATGTTGGAACTTCCGCTGAAGTTTTAGCATCATCTCAAGCCTGTAAGCACATTGACGTTATGGCGGCAATTGCAAATAGTGGTATAATATATGTTGGAGGTAGTGGAGTCACAGCGGCGACAGGAATTGGGCTTTACGCTGGTGATGTATATAGTGTTGATATAGATAATGTAAAT